TCTAATACGAAAAAGAATTAAAAAAAGATTTGGATGTACTAAAACACAATCAAAGTGGTGGTTATCAAACTGCTGGCAAGTTAGAGAATTAGAAGGTAATGTAGATCAGAGAGATGGAATGACTCCTCTTGAAATATTTTTTGAGACTCAGATTGATACCGGATCTCCTGGGTATAGTAAGTTTCCTTTAACTTGGTCTAATTCTACAAGTTTTGGTTATGATAGTCGCACAAACACCCCCCCTAATATAAGAGATTTTGGGTTGGCAAATAGAATATACACAAACGGTGTTTTAGAGGGAACTAGTTCCGGAGCCACTCAACAAGGTTTCTTTTTTTATGAAACTACGGATGATGATGGAAATGACTGCTTAATTTGGGCTCCTTATTACAATGATACAGATGCTATCTTTGGTTTTTATAAGCTAGATTTTTCAGACCACTCGCTTACTCTACTGCAAAGTAATTCAAATGTATTAAATTATTATTTAGGAAGGGGCTTATGGATCGACAGTAACCAACGGTTACAATCTGTAGGAACTTCTTTTTACGGCTGGGATCCCTCTGCACAACTCATAGGAGAGGTTTGGGACAGATATAAATGGAATGGCTCTTCTTGGGTAAAAAGACAAGACGACAACGATCCTCTCGGGGTAAAAAGTACTCATTTGAGCACCGATGCTTTAATTGGAGGGGCTACAATTTCTTTTGACGACGCATCGGGAACTCAAAATTATACAGCCGGAGAGTTAATATCGGTAGCTGTTTGTGATGGTATACAAAATGATGCAGCAACTTCTTTTGAGTCTTTTTCTCCCACAGTCTCTTATTATCCAAGCGAATCAGTTTCTTTTAGTACTACCTTAGGATTAAGCACTCCTTCAGAATTAATTCCTTTTTTCTTGAATGACAGCCAAGGAGTAAACAGTGGTCTTGTGACATCGTCTAGTGGCCTTGATACACGATCTTTTAATACGGATACGGGTGTTATTACAAGAACTCTGTTGTCGGGGGCTTTAGTGGATACTACGTTTCGTGGCAACATACAGCGCACTGATCGTGGAACTCCTTTCTGGCATTTTACAGGAAGGCAGGATGGCAACACTAGTTCGACCGCTAATACTTATTTTGTATCTACTCGATTGAAAATTTCCTCCGCAGCCTCCGGGGATACTTCTCTTACTACTCAACCTTTTGGCGACCTAGATAGTACTAATTGGTATGACTATCCTATACTAAATCTTCAGGACACCTGGAACTCTCCTCCTACAGTAGGGGTCGAGAGACAAATAGCTTGGGGTTTGACAGATGCAACTTTATATTCGGACTCTATTAGTCCCGAAGAAAATAATACAAATGTAGACTCTTTTTCAGATATAAACTATGGCTTTAGATTAAGTATTGTGGAAAATCCTACAGAAAACCACCCCTACGCTTCTTCAGGAGGGGTTCAACAGACAAGCTCCTCCCTGAGTATCAATAATTATCTCGAATATCCGAATGACGTTGCAACAAATAACGAGAGTGAAAATTTTACTTCCATCCGAAATGGCACGCCAGTTTTGATAGAAGTTATAGAAGGGGGATCCGTGGTGTACTCTACAACGCAACCCCAGACGCAAATATTTTTAAATGTAGATGACGAATTCCTTAATCCAGGATCTTACTATGATGGAAATTTACAGACAGGATTTCGCGGTCCAACATCAAATGTAGCATCTGGATCGCGACCTGAGCTTAGCATGGCCCTGTTTCCAAAATATTCTTTCTGCCCGTTTACTATTGAAAGAACAGGAACTACAGTTAAATACTATATTCGAGGACTATTAGTTCATACTTCCGCGGCTACTAGCTCAGAGAGTCTTATTCCTTGCACAACAAAGTATAATAATGCGATAGGCACCAATACCAATAACAACACTTTTTGGACGCAAAATTCCGGAACATACCATAGCTTTAAAAAAGCAGCAACAAACGATTATTGGCTAAAAGTAGGAGAGGCAAGCCCTGCAACCGGAGCCTATCGAACAGATTTTAGCCATCTTCAAGCCGCGTACAGACAAACCTATAGTATTACAATTGATGGTACTGAGGCAAATGTTGTTGGGTTTGATAATGCAGCTACTCTCGCTGCAGGAGAAGTTTCTATTTACCCACAAGAAGGATATTTAAGATTCGCCGCCGCAGACGCAGGAAAGACCATAGCAATTTCTATGCCATGTGCTTATTACGACGCTACCTAAAATGACAGTAGGATTTGAAGATTTAGCATTTACTTTTCGGGTTCCTGATAGGGGCGGAGTTACGAAAAATATAAAGCCGATTTATTCCCTCACCACTTTTGGTGATGGATACGAAAACCGCGTATCTATAGGTACAGATGCTAGAGAAGAAACTTATTCTATTACTTTTACAAACAGACCTATAGAGGAAATAAGAGCTATTTCGGGCTTTTTTGATAATAGGGGAAAATACAAAACTTTTGATTTTACTGTGCCGGACAGTAACGAGCCTTCAGGCGAAAAAATAGTAGTAGTGTATTGTGACAGCTATACAGTAACTTATTTAAATGATGTAATAGGGTCTATCACCGCCAAATTTGTGAGAGTATACGAGTTAGTTTCCGGAACTTCCTCCGTTACTGTATCTTCAGGAAACTTCAATATAAACGAAGGAGAAGTAAAAACAGTAAATGTTAGTAGTTTAGAAAGAGGTCCTGAACTTCTTTATTGGAGTCTAGACGGAGCTTCTTTAGCTGACTTTCAAGCCTTAAACGGCTCTTTTAACATGTCTGGAACTACCTCCCTTTCTCAAGGCTCTTTTGATATAGGGACTTTGGCTGATTTAGCTACTGAAGGTCCCGAAACTTTTACTCTTTCAGTAAGAGAAGCGTCTATTTCCGGAACAGTTTTAGCCCAAGTAATTGTTACTATAATAGATACCTCTAGAGGACCAGAAACTTTTAATTTTGTTGATGCTCAAGACACTCTAATAGGAGCTTTCTACATACTTCAACAAGACACTGATACAGTTTATGTAAGTGTACAAAATTTTGAGCCCGAAGACATATATTATGAAATTAGCGGCAGTGATTATTCTACCAGTACCGGCACTATTTCTCTTACCGGAGACTTTGCTTCTAGTTCTGGAAGTTTTTCTATTACTGCTCCCTCTACTAATGTAGATTTAACAAATACTTTAAGGCTCAGAAAGGACAGTATTAGCGGAGCTATAGTAGATACTATAACGTTATTTACTCTTCCTTTTGCAGGCGCACAAGCAGTAGATGAGCAGGGAGCTGTAATAGACTCAGTATCTGTCGGACCAAACTCCAGCCCAGTTTACGAAACTACTGTCTTTTTTAAAGGAACCTTATTTCCTATAGAACAAATTTACTGGACTATTGAAGGAGCTGTTCAAGGAGTAGATTTTGATCAAGTGCAGGGGAGTTTTCTGCCTACTGGAGACGATAATTTTTCTGAGGGAAGTTTTGTTATAACAAAGCAGGTTCCTTCTCCAGAATTAGTAGAGTTTTACACTCTAAACTTAAGAAAGACAGGATTCACAGGACAAATTTTAGACACAGTAGATTTAATTGTAGAAACTACAGGTTTCATACAAAGAACTGCTTCCGATAGTGTTGATCTAAGCTCTTTAGATTTTATAGCGACAAAAAATACTTCTATAGCAAGATATAGATATATTTCTAAGGATATAATAGACTCTATAACAATAGATTCTGATTTTATAAATACACAAGCTATAGAAGTAAGCCGTTCCGACAACAAGGTTCTGAGAGCTACTGAGTCGGTGGCATTAGAGTTAGAGTTTATAGACACAAATTTAACAGATAATATTGCTCGCAGCACTTATTCCGCGACAGATACAGCAGATCCCGTAGATCAGGGGAATTTTTCCTCTACTTCCATCATAGAAATTACAAGGATATAAAATGAATAATGTAAAAGGACTAGTAAATATAATTAAGAAAAAAGTAGATACAGACGAAACTACTTTTGAGTCTGGCTGGAAAGAGAATTTAGTTTTTGATTCTTTTTTTACCAACTACCAGCCGGGAGCCTACGTCACAGGTCAGTCGGCAACTAATCCTGCGAATGACGAGCTAAACGACGACCCAGAAGATTTAATGTACAGTTCGCAAGACCGAGACAGAGGAGGGCTATTTTATTTATATGCTACAGATACTTATGTTGCAAACTTTTCTCCTTCCTGCAATAGTTTGCCAGGAACTATGTATCTGCCACAGAGCATAGCTGGAACTCCGCACATGATTCTACAGGGAGATGGGGGAGCAACAGCAACTACTGAACTTAAAATGACCCAGCAACTTCTGCCCCCAACTACAGGCACCCGAACTCTTCATACTTTTGGTTTAAATGCCTACGGCGTTTCCGGTTCCCAGTCCGGTTCCCAATTTTGGACAGGACAGCAGGTTCCTTTAACTGGTGTTTCTTTCGCATCTGCCGTAACTCAGGATACTACAGAAGTTGTTGTCATTCTATACAGATTACAGTTTCCATATTCTACAAGCTCTACAAAATCTTTAAATAATTATATACATTTTGCACATAATTTAGTGGGAAGAAATTCAACTACATTTTCTGGAAGGGTAGGCGCGTATAACGATTTTACTACAGGGCTATACTATGAAATTCTAGGGGGTAAGGGAAGATACTCTTTTTGGGGTAACCCCGACAGGGGAAGAATTCCAAATTCATTGTATGTTGCTGGAAAACCTAATTCGGAAGCAGTTTATTTGAACGGTAGCATCTCTGCTTGGAAAAATGAATCAGACGTAAATTGGGTAGGCTGGGACGGGATTTGGCATGGTAGTTATAAGATGAAGAGTACTGATACCGATGTAGGAGCTTTTCGAGGCTCTTGGCACAGAACCAATTCTACAACCGAGGAAGCTTCAGGCTCAAGTTATCCTATTCATAATTGGGGTCCGATTCTCCCCCCTGGGGCAGATAAAACTCAACAATATTTTGGAAAAATTAGCAACGCAACTGTTCCCTTTTTTGACGCCGGAGAAGTACCAAATACAGATGGAACAATAGTTGTAGATACTTCTTCTTATAATACAACTTTTCCAGAACAGTGGAAAGTAGATATTTCCGGAACTACAGGAAATGTTGGAGTTCCAGAATATTCTTTTATGAAAAGATACACTCTGGGTTGGACAAATAATACTTTAGTTCCAAGATTTGAGCCAATTATTACAGGTACTTTGACCAGTCATGTCAGTACCGTCACTACGGAATTTTCTACTATGACGGAGCCCAATCCGGAGAGGATCAGGGGTGAGTATGCAGAAAACGGAAACGCAGTTCAAAACTCTCAACTTCATAGTATGGATTTTAGCGATCCCTCTAAGCTCTTTACTTATGACAATACCACCATTACTTTCATTAAAGCAGACAAACCTTATTCTATTGCTTACGGAAGTTTTTATGACCCCACTTTTGCTCCGACAGCACTAGGACAAGTAGAATATGATGAATTAAGTGATACTCTTTGGCTCTCTTGCTATGGAACAGGTATATACAGTATTCAAGATCCTTTTGGCACACCGACTTTTACAAGCTATGATTTATCTACCGTTACTGATGTTTCTGCCACAGTCCAGAATAAGTGCTATGCTATAACTGTTGGCACTCAATCAGGCGCAAACAGTTACAGAGTTATTTGGGCATTTATGGAAGGCGCTTTAGTTAAGTCTACCGATAATGGAGCAACTTGGACAGGTTATGATAGTACCTCTACCGGAGGAACAACTTTTGTAAACGCTACAATTGAAGCAACTTGGAGCGCTGCTCATGTTATAAAAGCAGATAGAAATAATGCAAACAGACTTCTGTATTTATTTGATCCAAGTCCTAATAGTAATTCTCCAGGCCAATTAGCCGGCAATGTTTACTATGGAAAATATAAAGGAGAGTGGTGGTCTCCCACTACAGGAGCTACAAACGTACTAACTACTTCCGGAGATCTTCCTATACTTTATGGGGGCTCGAGCAATGCAACTAAGGATATTGGATGGTTTTTTCGAACTAGCGGAAACAACGGGCTAAGAGCACAATGGCTTGCTGATGGAAACTATGCTCCCGTACGTAGATACTCTCAACACCTTATTGGCTGTACTCCAAGAGAGTCCAACTGGTATTTTAGTCAGTTTTATTTAGACCGTCTTGGTCTTTCAGGTACTTACAATACAGCACCGTTAGAGATATTTTGGGAGCAGCAGATTGGAGGTTCTCCAGCTAATTATTCTGAGTTCACTGTTGGAGATACTTTTGATGAGAAATGGGTAAATGATTCTTCGCAGTATGCTTATCAATACGAAGGTAATGGTATCGGAATCGGCACCGGTAATTTTTCAGACACATACAACGTAAATAGTGCCTGGATGTACACACATATTCTAGATCGAAATGACGATGGACATGAGTGCTTAGTTCAATCAAACGGACGAAATAATAATATCCATATGTTTGAGTTCAATGGAAGTAGAGTCACACTGTTAGGAGCTTTTGGAACTGGTACAGACGGGGGCATAAGCAGCGGCACTTATTATAATAGATATATTGGTAGAGGTTTGGTTGTTATGAACTCTTTCGCAGGAGCAATGAGTGACGGAACAACTTTCTTGGGTATAGATCCTGCGAAGAAATTAGTCGGAGACATTTGGCAAAGATACAAATGGAACGGATCTTCTTGGATATTAAGGCAGGACGATAATGATGCTTTAACCGTCAAAACGACACATTCTAGTACAGATGCTCTCATTGGTGGCGCGACTATTTCTTTTGATGATGCGGGAGCTACTCAAAGCTTTGAGTCGGGAGAAGCTATTTCTTTTCACGTGTATAGAGGATTGTTAAATGATGCAGGAACTAATTGTAACTTACATGCACCTGATATATCATACTGGGACAGTGAAAGAGTTACGGAAGTTACGGGAGCCACTATTGCTCTGAATACCCCCTCGGATTTAATTCCAGAGATTTATTATGACTCTGTTGGAGAATACGAGGGTACTACAGACCCTTCACCAATACTTAATACTTCAAATCCAGAATATTATGAGGAAGACAGCTATAATATTTGGGGTGCACAAGTTGTTAACAATCAAACTACATTCACCAGACTTAGAAGGGGGCACAGGTATTCTACTAAATTCTATCCTTGTAGTCTGTGGTATGGCGGGACCACTAATGGGGCCACTAATAGTACTTGGAATGGTAGTGAAAGCACACCGGGACAATTCAGAAATGCAATTAGAAAGAAAACAACTTTAGCTGCTGCTGGAGACTTTGAAGTAGAGTTTCAGCTATTAAAACATCTTAACTTTGATTGGAGAAGTACTACACAAGTTAACGATATTATAGTTTATACAGACGTAAGTGGTTTGCTAGAGGCGAACGCTTATGTGGGAGTAGTTAATTCAGCTTCTTTCAGCGACACTTCTCCAATAAGTAACCCATATAGCATAAATGATTTTGATTACGGGTTTAGGATTAGATTTGGCGGCCCTGCAGTCACTTCTGCTAGTCTTAATAGTACATCAGCAGCTCCAAATTACAACTGGCAAAATGAGGTAAATAAATCCGATTTTTACCTCCCAGTAACGGATACTACTGGAGCTGGTCCAACTGTGTACAACTTAATAATTGAAGTCATTGAGTCAGGAAGCGTAGTTTACACTCATACAGATACAGAGTTTTGGTATAGTATTTTTAATACTCATACATGGGATACGTCGCTTAGCAGTCGAGTAGATGCTTTAAATACTGTGGACACTTGGAACTCGAGCTGGAACGCGATCGCGAACGACGCAAGATATGGTATGTCAGATCCTGTGAACGCTAGAAGATGTCCTTTCACAATAAAAAGAGTTGGCACCACTATAACTTACTACCTGAGGGACCAATTAATATATACCTCTGCCGCTTCAAGTAGTGAAAGTCTAATTCCTGCACAGCTACATGAGGTAATTTCTAAAACCCAACAAGGCGCTAATGGGCACACTGAGTATGGATTAGGTACGGCCAACATTTTTAAGAAGTCGGCAGCTAACGATTACTGGGTAAGAGTAGGTACTAGCGGGTCTGGAAATGCATCTTTTAATTCCAATTTCTTGTATATGCAAATGGCGTTTAGAGAAGCTTTTAGTATAAAGATAGATGGGGTAGAGGCTACAGTAACGGGGATTGAAGACAATGGAACACTCTCTGCCGGAGAAGTTTCAGTTTTCCCAAGACAAGGGTTGATTAGGTGTGCCGCAGCTGACGCCGGCAAGACAATCACTGTCTCTATTCCTTGCGCATATAGGTAATAGCATGACTTTAGGTATAGATTTAGAAACAAGTCCCCCAACCTTTATAAATCCCGACAGAAATGTCGGGAGACAAACTAAGCTTGAGGCTAGACAGTTTAAAGTAGGTTCCTTTGAACAAAGGGGTAGAGCCGGAATAAATCCTGTTCAAGATCTTTTAACTGTAACTTTTAAAAACAGAACCAAAGAAACTATAGATACTTTAACTTCGTTTTTCCAAGAAAGGGAAGGGACTACTTCGTTTTCCTTAACACTTCCCTCTTCTTCGGGAGGAGAAGAAACTATACAAGTAGTTTGCATAGATTTTAGTCAATCTTTCGTTACAGAGGAAAACGGTTATAGTTGTACAGCCAATCTTAGAAAAATAAACATACCTACGTTTAATGGAGTGGTAACATGACAGATATAATAAGAACAACACAACTTCAAGATCCTGGCTCTTCTCTAATAACTTTATATGAGTTAGAATATTCTACAGGATCTTTCGCCTATTTTTATTCCGGAAGAGCGGAATTTGATGGTACTACTTTAGAAAATATTAGATTCAGAGAGTGGAGGCAAGAATTTGTGGTGGGAGCTGAAATAGAGTACGTAGGTATTCCTATTGAAGCAGAGGGCTTTGATACGAGCAATGACGGGGCAATTTCTAGACCTACCCTGACTATAGCTAATATAGGCTCCGTTTTGTCAGACTCTATAGGGGGTTTAAAGCCTGAAGAATTAATCGGAACTAAACTTACTAAGAGAACCACCCTAGAAAAATACCTTGTAGGAGGTTCAGGAGATGTTGGGCCAGGTTTAGCACCCGTAGAATATCCTAGAACAGTTTATTATATAGATAGAGTTAAAGAAAAAAATATAGTAAATATAACCTTTGAACTAGCAGCACCTTTTGACTTGCAAGGAGTTACGATTCCCAGAAGAGTTGTAATAGGAGGAGCTTGTCCTTTCAAATATAAAGGAGCACAACAACTAGTCCCCCCTCAAGCAAGGCTAGGTGGTTGTGATTGGGACTCTACATTTCAATCTCCAAGTAGTTCTTCAGTTTTATTTATAAATGATTTAGATGAGTATGTAATATCAGACACCAATCTTGGACAATTTTCTGCTTGGTCTGGCTCCTCTACTAAAAATTCATTATATACCACTACGAGCACCGCTGACAGATACAGTGCAGACGGACTTTCTACTTCTCCGGTAACTGTTACAAATTATTGGCAAGCAATTACGACCGGTACAGGAACTCCTTCAGATAGCGACAGAGGTAATTGGAGAAGAATAAGACTATACAGTATTTATAGTGCGGGCACTACATATTACGGATATAAACAGTCTGGGTACAATGACTATGTAAAAAAACTTTTAGGAGATCTATTTAAGGTGAAATTAATTACTGTAGATACTTCTGTTAACGACAATTTAAAAGAAGGAAGATACTGGACTTTGGGAGATGTTTGCGGAAAGAAAATAAACTCTTGTACTCTTAGATATAATGCATTAGAATTGCCTGGAGGTTCTGGTATACCTGATTCAAACTTAAATAAAACAAACCATTTACGGTTCGGAGGATTTCCAGGTGTACAACAAAGAAGATAGAGATATAGTAGAACATTTGTTGGACTGTTATCCTGAAGAAGGTTGCGGTATACTACTAAATAAAAGAGGAAAAGTAGTTTGGATTCCTTGCAAAAATGAAGCAGAAGATAAACTTAACAATTTTAAAATTCCTGCGGAAGACTATATAAAAGCAACTCTACAGGGAGATATATACGCTATAGTACACAGCCACCCAGATAGTGACAAAGGCCCCAGCGAGAACGATATAGCTAGCAGCAATTTTTTGGGAGTTCCTTATATTGTTTTTACTTTGCCAGAAATACAGAAATTTACACACAACCCAATAAAGAAAAGTAATCCTTTGCTAGGCAGGACTTATGATTTCGGAACTAACGATTGTTACTCTTTAGTGCGAGATTACTATAGAGAAAAGCTAAATATAGAGCTTTCTGCAATAAATTTTGAAGATAACTGGTGGAACAAAGGATTAAATTATTTTGACGATCTATACGAGGCTTTTGGTTGGTACGAGGTAGAAACTCCACAAGAGCACGATATGATAATTTTTAGTGTACTCTCAAACATACCCAACCACTGCGGGGTATATTTGGGAGAAGGTTTATTCTTACATCACGCAGAAAACAGACTATCCTGCAGAGAATCTATTTACTCTGGCTGGTCAAAACATATAACGAGGTATATAAGATGCAAACAGTTCGCTTAGTAGGAGACATAGCTAAGTTTGGAGAAGTCTGGCAAACGGATTGCGCAAACATTCGAGATATTTTTAAATTAATATCTTGCCAGACTTTGGGATTCAAAAAATATCTTTTAGAAGCAGAGGAAGCGGGAGTTGCCTATGAAATAAAGAAAGGGAAAGATATTTTACAAAATCCAGAAGACCTACTACTAAGTACTGTAGAGGAAGAAGAGATAATTATAACTGAAGTTCCTGGCGGAGCAAAGGCGGGGTTAAAAATTGTTGCGGGAATTATCTTAATTATTGTGGGGGTACTTTATCAGCCGCTAGCCTTTCTTATAGATGTAGGCATAAGTCTTATTGTAGGAGGAGTGGCGGAACTATTAGCTCCAGGGCCTGAAACGGAGGATAGTCAGAACGACCCTTCTTATTTGTTTAATGGTCCGGTAAACAATATTTCTCAAGGACTCCCCATACCGGTTCTCTATGGACAACTTATAATAGGCGGGGGAGCAATATCCGCTTACTATTCAGAAAATCCCGTAGTTTTAAGAGGAAGTACTGTATCTTCCAATGCTGCAGGAACTTCAGAAACCGGAAACATGCCAATTAACTTTTCAGGCGGAGAAGGTCCTTCTGTACAAATTGCTAGCGATGCTTCTGTAAGAGATTTCCTTTTTCAAAATGAGCTATCAGATTTGAGTGACGAAATATTCACCATTACCACTGTAGGATATTAAAATGACGACAATAGAAAAACAATACGGATATATAACCGATCTTCTGTGTGTAGGAGAAATAGAGGGACTAGTTGGAGGCTACTCTGGTGTATTTTTAAACGAAACCTCTATAGTAGGCAATTTTAAATATAACGAGTTAAGGGGGCGCTCGGGAAAGTGTACGGCTATAGGTTCGGGGATAAGCGATGCTAATGGTCTGTTTTCTGATGTAAATTTAGATGACGGTCCTCGATATATGCAAATTTTTAGTGCTGGTCCTTCCTCAACAATTTCAGGAACACTAGTAAAAGGAAGTAGCGATATAACTACCGCAGGCTCTTTCTTTCTAGACAAACATTCTTTAAATTTCACAGGTACTGGTCAAGTAGACCCTACTGATTATATAAAATTTATTGTAAGAATTCCAGGGGCGGGACTAGATGGAGGAGATTATGCTGGAATAGTTATAGGAAATTCATCTGATACCCAAGCAACTTTATACCCTCCAACAAGTACAGAAGTTGCTAGCGGTACTTCAATATCTGTGGATGAGGTTATAAAAATTGCCTCTATTACTGATAATAATTCTTGCACTCTGGAATCTGCTGTTGCCGTGAACGTGGTTTTATCTAATTGCAGGCTTTCTCCTGCAGTACAGTTTCCCGGATCTTTAAATCCTTCAATAACATATGACGACACCTATGCAGTAGTTCAGAGAGGTTCTAGAAATCAACTTCCCATAACTTCTTTTACACGAGGTCGCTCAGGAGCACCCTCAGCTTCAGTTATTATAGGACGAAATGATGATCTTCAACGCTCTAGCCTAGCTGGAGGAAGTCAATCTCCTATAAAAATATCAGGAGACTCCTTTTCTTTTAGCCAGTACTCGAAAACTGAAATTGACGCCATAAAAGTTGCTATTGAATTTCCTGGGGGTTTAAGGCATAATGGCAGAGAGGGGGAATCGAGAAATGCTTATGTGGAATTTCAAATTATAATTAATTATACTACTCTTGTGGGGGGCTCTCTAACTGAACAAAGTAGGCTAATTTACGGAAAAGACTATGGTGGAGCTACTTTCTCAAATACTATTCCTTCTTGGCCTACTGCTGTTATAAATGGAGAAAGTACCTTAATCAACTATGCACACAATAACTATGCTTATGGCTCTCCTAGAAATAGCACTGGTGTAGTCACAAAAAAATCAGCTAACTCTAGTTTTATTAAAGAATTTTTTATTGATCTAGAAAAGTTTAAACCTTTTCAAGATTGGGAGATAGAAATACGAAGGTTGAGCCCAGAAGCTTTAGGAGAATATTGTCCTGAAGATAATACATGGATCGGGGCGGCTAGATTAAAGAATATCCAAGCCCTAGTTTATGATAAATTTTCTTACCCCGGTACCGCACTTGGTATGGTTAGTTTTTCTGCGGAAGATTTTGAAACTCCTCCTAAAAGAGCGTACCATTTAAGAGGTAAAAAAATAAAAGTACCTACTAATTACTTTACGAGAGAAGAGCTTGGCAGTAGTTCAGCACAATACACTAGGGTTAAGGGCACTGGTTTGGATTCCGGAAGCTATCAAACATGGGATGGTAGCTTTAGAGGTGATAGTTCTCTTGTGCCTACAGACCTTAATTTCCCTAAAGTATATTGTAATAATCCTGCTTGGGTATTTTATGACATTATTACTAATAAGGAATATGGGCTTGGAGAATTTATAAATGAAGATGAAGTGGATAAGTATGCTTTATATCAAATTGCCCGATACTGCGACGAATTAGTAACAGATGGTAAAGGTAATTCAGAACCTAGATTTTCTTGTAATGTGTATCTTCAAAAACAAGAAGAAGCGTATAAGGTTTTAAAGGATTTGAGTTCCGTTTTTCGAGGTATGATGTATTGGATAGATGGTAATATTACTGCAGTGCAGGACAGACCAAAAGAGCCGTCTTACACATTTAATTCTTCAAATGTAAAAGATGGGCTATTTAATTATACCTATACAGGAAGCCGCTCCAGAGTTAATCAGGTAAATGTTCTTTGGAATAATCCAGAAGAGTTTTATAAAAAGACCATAGTTACCATTGAAGACACGGCAAATATTGCTACTACGGGCAAAATAAATAAGAAAGATTTGGTAGCCTTTGGATGTACTTCGGAAAGTCAGGCAAGAAGGCTTGGTAAGTGGCATTTGGCTACATTATTAAATGAAACGGACGTCGTTTCTTTTAGTACAGGTATGAATGCCTCTTTCTTAACTCCCGGTGAAATAATAAATATACAAGACAAAGATAGCTCAGGCATAGAAGTTAGCGGAAGAACTGCTGCAGGATCTACAACTAATGTTATTAACTTAGATAGAGTATTAGAGTCTGGGTATCCTGGCGGAGATCCTGCCGATTGTGTTCTTTATCTAATTTATGCCGAACCAGGTATCTTTTTAGCGCAAGACTCAGCGAATATAAACGGACAATCGTATACAAGAGGAGCACTTCTTTTAGAGGATAATAGTGGAACCCCTATATCTACTATAGAAGACTCTATTAATTTATTAGATGATACTGGAGATCCTGTAATTACGACCTACTCAAAAAACACTAGGGTAGAAGTAAAAGACATAAATGGGCCTTTAAGTGCTTTAAACCAAGTAACTGTAATAGGTGCCTTTAGTTCGGCACCCCCTATAGACGTAGTTTGGGCTATAGGTAGAAAGCAAGACACAACTACCGAGGAGCTTAAAGAATATCGCATATTGGGTATAAAACAAGACAATACCTCGGAGTACTCTATTACCGCTTCTTCTTATTACCCAGAAAAGTTTGATGAAATAGATGTAGATCCTCCGGTATACACTACAGACTATATACCAACCTCAGGCAGACTAGACTCTGTTCCAGGACCAGCATCTATATCCGTAGAAATGATCCCAGAGGCGCGATCTTCTGATAAAGCAAATCCTACGGGACAGAGAGTAATAATTTCTTGGGACACTCCGGAAGAATCTTATAAAGACTCATTAGGTGTTACCACTCTTATTCCCTATAGATTTTTATCTTCTTTTGAGGTTCAACATAACTTTGAAGAAGTAGCTGGGCTCAGCACGTTCAAAACAGAAAAAGTCCCAGGTACTTCCACTTCTATTTCTATTTCAGGAGTTTCAGAAGGATTTTATACTGTCAGGGTAAGAACTGTAAATGATTTAGGAATAAAATCTCCTTGGACTATTGTAAGGCGTTTTGTCTCTTTAAGCTCAGCAGGAAATGCACGAATTAATAGTATAGCTGTTGGAGGCGTTTTATCGGGAGATAGTTTCAGGTTAATTAGCACTACAGGAAAGGTACTGCTATCTTCCGTCCCTTTCTCTTACACTTCGCCTTCTGGAGAAATATTTTCTTATTCTACAATTCCTGCCGGAAGTCCTGATAACGCATTTTTAATAGAAGCCGATTTTTCTCCTATGGGCAACGATGAAACGGCGTACTTATATTTTGATGCTTCTGGAGCTGAAGAAGCTACCCCCAACCCTTGGAGAGAGGTACAAATTTATACAGATGGGGTGGTTAGAGACTCAAACGGTAATTTACTAAACAGACCTTATATAGTTCCGGTTGGGTATACTGGTACTGGTTTAGGAACTACTACAGGAGTTATTGATACTTCTTCAGGTTCTAATACATTAGTAGGGACAGGTACTTTATTTACTTCAGAGTATGCTGTAGGGGATTTATTAAAAACCTCGTCTAATCCTGATGCGGACATAGAAACTCAAGAAGCAGAATATAGAGTAATAGCTTCTATAGAAAGTGATACTCTTTTAACAGTAACTACTCCATTCTTAAAAAATTTAGTTTCAGGATATACTTTTGTACAAGACTTTAAACCGGACGTATCCAGAGATGCGATTTTAGCTAAAATAGAGACAGACAATACTGGAGTGTATTCTGCTCAATTTTATATTAACGGGCTTGGGCCCCAAGGAGCAGATGGACAAAATATAGGTATTGTAGTAACGGATGCCTCTATAGTTTATGACGGGGAAGGATTAAATCCTTCTTACGAGCCCTCGACCTCAGACCCTTCTGCGATAGGTATAGAGACTAGAACCAGCACTACGTCTTCTCCGGAATATAAATATACATTAAATGGTTCTTCAGTGACTTTTCCTGAATTTACTACTAATCCTTTCTATAACTATACAGTACCTACTACGTGGACACAGGGAGCGGATATAGTAAGAGTACAAGTTAGAAGAGCAGGGAGTACTGTTATTGAACTAGAAGATTCTATTTCAATAGTTAGAGTCAAGCAGGGCTCTGGAAATTTAGCTGGAGTATTGACAAACCCTACCCACACTGTAAATACCGACGCGGGTGGAAGAACTTTTGAGAGTAATTTTCCAAACGGCTCCGGTCAATGGGAACTGTTTTTTAGTGGAGACGATGTTACTAATATAGGAACTTATTCTGTTGTGGGAGGCACTTCTGCCGCAGGCAAAAGTTCAAAAACTCAAAATGGACTAACCTTTCAAGTAGATGAATCTACGGGTGAATATACTTTGTTGCAATTAGATGCTCCTACTAAATATAATTTAGCCGCAACTGTAGGGGGCAGTTCTCAATCCAATTCTGTAACCCCTTCAGCCACCCTACTAGAAGAAGGAGACTCAGTTAGTTTTTCTGTCTCGGGAGCTGCTTCATCTACAGTATACTTACAGTTCGTATATTTAACAGCAAATGGTACCGATTTTACATCCACCCCACCCTCTAGTTCTTCTAGAGAAGCTATTGTTTTAGATGGGGCTGGTGCAGGTACTTCTTTGACCTATACAACTGCTATAGACTTTGATACTGCTAACGAGGTTTTTTATGCTGAAATCTATAGTTCTGCTTCAGGAGGTAGTCTTTTAGCAACTTCAAATAATATAACAATACAAAAGCAGACGTATAATTTTAGTGTAAGCTCTACAAGTCTTAATAATAATGACACTTTAACCATACATATAGAAACAAACAATACCAATGTTAGTACTCTATATTTGTCTTTCGATAATCCTTCGGCAGGTTTGGGTACTGGAGACTTTACAAATCCCAATGTCGGATCGGTAGCTCCTATTTCTGCTAGACAAGCAATTACTCTGTCATCACAACAATTTGATTATACTATAGACGTATTTCCAGACAATGACGCTGCGGAGACTTTTGTACCGGCAATATATGGAGCTTCTTCAGGAGGTAGTCCTCTATCTTCTTTACCGACCGTAACTCTGGTTGATACTAGCTTATCAGGAGCTACGGCGCAGTGGGCAGGTAGTACCTCTTTTGCAGCCTCTAGTGATTCTGAAAATGGCGGTAAACAAGCTGCCAGCATTAGTCTATACTTTTATAGAGACGGAGATGCTGAAGTCGTTTACTTCGGAGACTTTTTAACGGGATCGATAGATGTAGATGACTGGCTTCCAGTATCTGACAGGACTAGTACTATTGGTGATCAGTACGAGATTAAGTGGGATAAAATCAGTGGAGTTGTATCCGCAAATTTTGCAGAAGATACTTGGGTTCCTTTAAATTTAACAAGAGTTATCTCTGGACCAACTGTAGTAGCGTATGAAGAAGAGCCGGAACTTCTTACGGGAGTAGTGAATGTTCAAATAAGAAAATTAAGCGCAGGTTCACCAGATTTTAGTGTAAATATTACTCTGCAAGCCGCTGTAGCTATATAAGGAAATATAAATGCCAACCCAAAACGTAGAAACTTTTGATAAAATATCTGTTACTGTAACCGCTTCTACAGGAACGACGGTTACCCCAACAACTGCTACAGATTGTGTAATAAGACCATTTACAACACAGTTTAGCCCCTTTACTTTTGAAATAACAAATTTTACTTCTAGTAGTTATGTCGCTTCTTTTACCGACGAAGGAGGAGGGCCTTTGAGTTATACAGGTTCTGTTTCAGCAACTGGAGCTTGGATTTCTGACTCTGAACAGTTTACTACTAAAGCAGTTTATGGAACTAAGGAAATAGATTTAAAATATACTGCTGTAAAATCAAAGTCAGGCGGAGATGGTGTAGAAGGCCTAGAAGGAGCGGACGGAGCGGACGGATCGCCCGGAGCGGACGGAGAACAAGGTTTAAAAAGTATTACAGGTTTAATATACTATACTGTTCCTTCTGCGACATCGCCTACGCCTTCGCCAACCGCAACTAACTATACTTTTAGCACCGTATCTTTTACAGGATTAACAGCTAACTGGAGCTTGGAGAGACCTACTATAACCGCCAGCAATGCTAATAATTTTTGGGAGTCTACATTCAATGCTATAGAAGATAGCTCCGAAGCTGATATAAGCTCAAGCAGCACCAGTCCACCTAACTTAACCTTTACTACTCCCATTCGAGTTCAAGACGGTTTCGGAGACTCTATAACAGAAAATGTAATTGATATTAATGCAGCCGCAACTAAGTGGGTAGGGGTTGATATAGTAAATTTTACAGAAGATAGCACTAATTTACCTCACCCCCGATCGAGTTCTGTTTACTCTTATACCTATAACAATACAGTAGGTAATCTTGAATTTGTAGTTGGGGCTGCTAATACCAATAAAAGTTGGACAACTAGTGTACACTCTCTATTTGCGGGAGACACCGAAGTAGGAAGAATAAAGATTAGGTATATTGCAGAACCTTTTAACTCTTCAAATGTCCAAGAGACAGACAAAATTAAGAGCGTATATTACGAATTTGAAGTAGTCGGCAGCCCTGGGTCAGTTTATTCTACAGAAAGCAACTATGAAGTAACTTTATCCAGTGCTTCTTCACCTTCTTTTACGTATACTTCATCCTGGGTAGGAAGCGGGAGCCCTACTACAAATGGATTTGACGAAATACAAAACCACGATATGACAGCTGCCTCTGGATATCAAATTACCATAGAGCATATTCCGACAAAGGCATTAAAAACTATATATGTAAGCTATACGGGAGTAGCAGACAGTGTTATTGAAATTGACGGGAGTACAGGAGGAAAATAATGAAAATATTAAATTCAAGTAGCGGGTGTTACCTTACAGAAGTACAAGAAACTTTTTCGGATGCAGAAACCTTAAATTCAATTTTTAGAGACTATGTAATTCCGAAAACTCTTCGCGGATGTTTAGATATGTGCAGTGTTTCTGCAACTACTTTAAATGATAGTAGAGCAGTTATAAGTCCTCACCCCAGAATTGACGCGGGAGTGTTCTTTCTTTGCAACTCTTCTCATGAAAAAGTAGGCGCTATAACTTTTACTTTTAGTAACAATGGAAGTACTACAACTACTTATTTAACAAAAGTAACAGCTGTAATAAAAAGTTCAGAAAGAGGTAAAGGATATTTTACTCAGATGTTCATGCTAATTTCATGGTTTGCAAATCAGTTTTTACAATGTGATTACGCTCAGGTGGGTGTAACAGATACTGCACCTCAGGTTGCTGGAAAATTAGACGCAAGAGCTGTAACTAACTATGAGACCACCGATACTTCTCTCTCTAATGTCCCATATAATTCTGTAGTACAAAAGCAACTAAATTTAACAGACTATGCGAACTCGTTTTCGGAAGAAGAATGGTCAGGTATTTCTTTTATAGTAGGAGATACAACCGTACCCGTACCTACTAAAGGTGTGCCCAGTTTTTAGATACTATTATCTCAATACATAACAGGAAACAAAAAAATAAATCTTGACATTCTTCTATTCAGTTGATATAATTTTCATATTCTTACAGTTTCGTACCTAGAAACAAGTATTTTCCGGAAATCAATTACTATGTCGTATCAGGCTAGAGATCTTTCTCCCCTCGTCAGAGGAGATGATTGGACTATAAAACTCACTCTAAGCGACTCTGGTTCGCCTTTAAACATTACTGGTTATACATACTGGTTTACCTTGAAAGATAATATTGATGACGCAGACCCAGGAGCATTACAGGTATCTATAACTCCTAGTGTTTCTGGAAGCCCTACTGAAGCAAGTCAAGGAATAGTATATATTACAGCTGCTAAAGCATTGACAGATACTGTTACTCCTGCAACCTATAATTATGATGTACAGCAAGTAGATGGCACAGGTAAAGTTCAAACTCTACTCATTGGAAAAGTGAAAGTAGTGAAGGATGTTACTAGAAGTATTGCATAATGGCTTTCGGAACTCGCACAACGATTTTCAATGACCTCGACTCAACTATTGGAGCTAACGAGTATTCTCCTGGCGGGGGTAATGCTGCTATTGCAATTAATGCTGCTGACGGCTTTGAACTTCAAGGAGTTGGTTGTGGCGAGTTTCGTATAGACGCGGAAACTAACCTAATTAAGGGTATCGGTGAAGTAAACGGAAATACTGTAGATTTGTCTTCTTCTGGAAGTGCAGCGTTATACTGGTTTAACACTTCCGTAGGCGCTTCTCTAACCAGCTATGACTTTTTAATATATGACGGAACTACAGAGGGTATAGTAAATTTAGGGGATTTTTATCCTGCAAACGGAGGCTATACACCTATTTGGTGTGATGCCGATCAATTTTCAGGAACACTGACTCTCTCTGCTGTACAAGCGTTGGCATTTAGAATTTCAAACAATGATACGGGTTCTGGTAATAAGCCCAATTCTTTTGTAGATAATGCTAGATATTTTCAGGGCTCTCAAGTAATTCCTTTTTTTATCAACGGAACCGCAGATAATACTATAGCTTTTATTAGAGCTTCTGAAAGCAATAAAACAACAGGCTATAATGGGTTGCTTCTCAATCAGGGAGGGGTTGATTTATTTTTCTCTAAACTAATAGTGGGTGAAGGAGCAACTGCGGGAACGGCAGTTGCAACCACTTTTTCAGAAACTGATAAAACTTTTGTACACGTAGATCAAGCTGCAATTAGATCTGACTGGTTAGGTTGGAGAGTTAATTTAGGAAATGCTTCTACCACTTTCTCTCTTGATAACTGTAACTTTCAATCTTCTAATGTTGCTACAGCTATAAACCGTCCAGAGCTGATTTTTACCGGCACAGCAGGAACGGCATCAGTAACCTCCTGTGCGATTCTAGGGGTACGTCAAGCAACCTTAACTTCTTCCGTTACTATAGACGGAGGAACGTTTGATGTAGTATCCTGTACCCAGGCCGGAGCGGAGATTAAGAATACAGTATACCGACCAAGAAGTGCTTCTGGAGTAGCGGCAATAACTGATGGCACTTTTGGGGCTACAGGAATACATGATACCGTAATAACTCAGGTTGGAAGTGGTCATGCTTTTGAAATAACAGCAGCAATGGCAGCTGCAGCAGGCTCTCCACCAACTCTTAACTTTAACAGTTTAGAGTTTGATAACACTAGCTTTGGGGCAGACGGAACAGCGAGTGCCGCATTAAGAAATACTTCGGGAGAAGAAGTAACTATTAATTTAGTAGGAACTAGTAATACCCCTACAGTTATAAATGTTGGGGCAGGATCAAACACTGTATTCGTAGCGTCTAAAACTCTAACTATTAGTAATATAGAGCCAGACACAGAACTAAGAATATATACTTATACAGATATTAATGATCCTACTACATACACAGAATTAGCGGGGGCAGAGTTAATAAATTCAGTGCCTACAGGAAGTACATTTGATACTGTTACTACTGACCCAAACGATGCAACAAAGTTTCAAGTAACTAAAAGTTACGATTCAAGTGGAGGAGATTTTGGCACTATATTAGTCGCACATAATCTTGACTTCATTTTCTTTAGAGAACCCGTAACTTTAAGTTCTACAGAAAACACCAGCTTTACTGTATTCCAAATAGGGGATAGAAATTATGATGCTGGTACAGTATAGTCTATATTAGACAAAGAAGTAAAAGAGGAAACCAATTATGTCTGACGCATTTCAAGATAATGAAATTACAGATCCCGATCAGCTTTCATTCTTAAAAACTACCGATATTGCTACTGCTTGGGCTGTACCTCCGGCGGAAGAGTTAATTATTGATTATGTGAATAAAGTTATCGGTTTATATGTTGGGGCAGGAGACTCACCCCCTAATAACCTTACAAATGACGGAGTAACTATTAAAGCAGTTTACTCTAAACTAAAAGATGCTTGGAGAAGTGATGCCGACTTGATTAAGTTTGAGTTTCCTATGGGACCAATCACTGACGAATCTTTTGAACTTATCAACGGCTGGAACTGGGATAAAGGTAAATCAGCATCTCCTCAACGAGTTTCTGGTACTGACGGTATTCAGGCAGAGACTACAGAGCTTCTTCGTACTGGAGGATGGCAGGTTGTAACTGGTGGTACTACTACCGAAGAGTGGGCAGGTGTTATTACTCTGGGAGCTCTTGCAGCTACTGACCAAGTTTACTATCAACAAGTAAATGATGAGACTGTAGATAATACATCTAACTTTATCCTTAAAGGAAAAGTTAATCAGGCAGTACAAATTTTTGACTCTGCGCCTTCGCCAGACACTTCAAATAAAACTTACTTTAAAGTATTTGTGAGAGAGTGGAAGAAAACTTATGCAGAATCAGCTTTCTCTGATATTGGTGTGGAAACAGCAACTTTCCAAGCGTATCGTTTCCCACTTATTAATGCAGTTGACTTAAATGTTACTCATGCTGAAGAAGTAGTAAACGGTACAGCTTCTTTCATAACTAATGCTACAGGAACCGGTTCGGCTCAGACTTATACTACAGGCACAACAGCTCACGGGCTTGCGGTAGACGATGTAGTAACTATTACAGGTATGACTCCTGCAGGCTACAATGCTACTTCAGCAACTGTTACTGCTGTAACAAGCACTACCTTTACGATTGCGGGAGCAGAAAGCGGGGCTTTCTCTGCCGGTGGTGCGGTACAGTTAGATTTATACGCAAATATGGCTATTACCTATGCTCGTGATGCTGATGATGAAAGAGTTCTCGCTGAGGCACCTTCTATAGGTACTCAGGGCTATGTAAGGGGTGCTTGGTCTTCTGGCGTTGCTTATAATGTAGGAGATGTAGTTCAGGATTCTAATATTCCAGGCAGATGGTTTATTGTAACAGTTGCAGGCACTTCTTCCGGCGATGCTACGGATTTAGCTGGTGGTTCTGACACTGGCGTTACTTGGGCTTCATATTCGTTTGAAAGAGAAATTAATACAGATAATTTCCGACCCTTTATTGTAGCAATAGATGGAGATACAACAACTGCAAATATAAATGATGGTGATGCACGTACTTCGTATATTTACGAATTCGTTCAAGCAGAGCTTAGAAAAGCTGTTGATATTGACGATGCTGCTCCAGGCACTGTAATTGGTAAAACAGCTGCCTCATTGCTTACTTTCGTTGGTCCTACTCTCGTAACTTCGAGAGGAGTTTACATCGATTCGTTTGCATCTGCGGACCAGAACTCAATCGATTTCTTTGACGCTACAAATACTCTTCAACGCTTTAACTTCGTGTCTCTGTTTACGATTAACTTCGGTGCAAACTTGCAGGCAGATCCTTACGCTAAGTATTTTGTATTCTTTACAGCAGGGGATGGTGCTAACGATGATTATGGCGAAATTAATGCTATTCTCGTTAACCATATTGACGCCATTCCGGGTCAAATGACTGGAAATGTTAATCCTGGACAAACACCAAATGAAAGAACTTTTGTAGAACATCTTTATGACTATGATGTAAATATTCAGAGAGGTGCAGGCACAAATGAAACTGATGCTCCGGTTACAGTTATCGGAATCGGACTAGAAAAGAGTCAGTGGGTGAAAGCAACTAGCACTATTGGTCGAGATAAGACTTCTAATGTTACGCTTACATCAGCTTTGGAAAGAAACTACGCTCAAGGAACAACATTCCCATAATATTAACCTCAATAAGGGCGGGGCTTGTCCCCGCCCAAAGGATTTTATATGTTTGAAAGATCAGACGTCAGATACGCTTGTTATAGAAAACAAAAAGGTATTGACGCAGAAAAACACCAAGAAATTATATCAGAAATCGATAAAATTAAGTTACCCACAGATAAATGGGAAGACTTTTCTACAGGCTGGGATGTTTTTGTAACTCCTAAAGAAATTACTAGAATAGTTCCTGAAACAGATTTTGATTATATTCATACTACCTGTACTGAGTTTAAAGTAAAAACCAATATGGGGCTTAGCAATGAAGAAATTTATGAACAAGCAGACAAAAGACAGAAAAATATTTTTGAAATTGTTATGCTGAATAATATTGAAGATGATTTTTCGGGTTTTGGAGAAACTTGGAGAGTATCCGTAGATCAAGGCTCTAAAAGAATTGAGGTAAAGAGTTTAAAAACTAAACTCAATAAAGTACCTAAACCACCCCCTAAACCGGTGGCTTCAGCTGTTAGAAATACTATAGTGGATATGACTGATGCAGAGCCCATAGAGGATCAAGAGCTTATAAAGAAGCTAAAAGCTCTTTTGAAAATGACAGATAAGGAATAGATATGGCAGGCGAAAAACGATATACAAGAATTCCACCGGAGAGTACTGGCGACCGCGTGTACATGGTTCACACTGCCGAAGTTGAATTTAAGAACGGTGGTAATTCTCCAACAGCAACATATGGTAATCACGACTGGAAAGTAGGTGAAAGATATACTATTGCTGGATTTGGAATGGTTCACATTCATGGTGTGTATGACCGTCAGGATGGCACTGGTATTCTTGCAGTACATTACTCTCAAGCCAATAAGATGGAAAACAACGTTCCGGACGCTGATTCGTTAATCTCAATTGACGGTGTAGACGTTGGTGAAGTTACTACTGCATATGATGTTTATATCCCTGCACAAAACATTATGGGATATGACAATCCGGAATATGGGTGGAACATTGATCGTTTTGGTTCTGGACCTGTTACATTTGCGGAGGGTCCACCTCTGCTTACTGGGTTCGGTTCACTTAAAGTTGACGATGCTAGACTATTGGCCACTTATGATTTTAATAAAAGCAATTTACCTAACGAATTTGTAAACTCCCGAGAAGGCGGTTCAGCAGTAAGTAACACCTGGGATCCTATTACTCGTGGTGTAAAACTTGCGGTGGGCGTAGATCAAGGTGATCGTGTAACACAAACATCAAACCTGTTTCACAGTACAGAAGATGGCGCAAGTATGTTGTTCATCATGGCAGCAAGATCTGGTGATGCAGGAAAGGAAAATGTTGCCCGAAACTGGGGATCATTTGATGCAACAGATGGATACTTTTTCCAAATAAAAGGATCGGACGTAGCGCCTGGAGGTAGAGTTCAAGGTGGTTCGCCTTCTGCAGTAACTCCTGGCGCTGGTTCAGCATTAAGAATTGTTCATCGTTATACATTCAATGGTACAACGGGTAATCACGAAATAGTTCAAAATGAGTGGAACAGAGACACTCTCTTAGGCACTGGTGGTGCTTCAAACCCCTCTGGTATGCAATTAGATGTTACAAAAATAAATGCGTATTGGATTGACTATCAATACTTAGGAGGAGGTAGAACTCGTTGGGGTGTATTCTATAAAGGTGACCGCATTGTATGTCATGAAATGATTCATGGCAATGCAGAAGAAGGTCCAATGACTCAAAATAGTCATCCGATTGCTAATCCCAATAGACCTATATGTTGGGCAATGGCTAATTATGGAACTACTGGTAGTAGTTCAGAATTTTATGCTTATGGTGCTGGTGTATTCATTGAAGCAGCAACAGATCCGTTACGAGCTTCTCAACAAGTTAGTATTGATGTACAGACAAAAACATGGGGTCAACCAGAACTTCAACCTTATTGGAGAACTGAACAATCTCGAAGTGGTAGTTCCAGCCAGTTCCCCGCCCTGTTAAAATCAGGTACATATAGCAGTCAAAGCAGCACACAGTATGCAATGACTTTATCTCCCGAACAGTTTTTATCTAACGGGGATGAAAATCATTCTGTTTATCAACCAGTTATTTTTCAGTTAAATAATCACGAGATAGAAACCGGAGACCCATCTCTTGTAGAGATTCGTGCTTTCTATGGTTGTGTAATGCGAGGGTTCGAATGGGACGACAGCAAACCAAGCACCCCAACTGTTATTTTTGATAAAGACGGTGATCATTTAGGCCACGTAATAGAAATTGGTAGATTTGTGGTTGACGGTATAAAGGAATTCAACTTCAGTGAACTATCAGACAATTTCCAATACGGTACTGTAAGAAATCTTAGTGACCAAAAGTTTTCAAGAGCACTACAACCTTTGACAGGATGGAAAAGCGCCGATGATCGTTATAGCACCGGACAAGCCAAAGTCGTGGTTCAAGTAGGTCCAGATCCAGTTTATGGTTCCAGCGTACACTATTTTGCAGATAAACAACCTGTTGTAATCAGAGAGGTTGATGGAGATCAAGTAATCAGTGACGCATTTAGCACTGCAACAACTTTCACAAATATTAAAACAGCAGGTGCTTCTGGGTATGCTTCTGCAGATCAAGTAGATAATCCTGCGGATTGGCATTATATATCGTTCATAGATAGAAACGAGGCTTGGTTATATAATAGTCAAGCAGATATCGATGATGATCGTTTGACTCGTACTGTTGATGTAGATGATTGTACAGGTATGGATTTAGGTCAAACATTTGTAATTACTTCTGGTAATCATGAAGCTAAAATTATGAAAATTGATGTAGATAAAGGTGTCGAAAACGCTAATGTAATTGCAGCAACTGCAGCAGTAAATGGAGTCGAGTATCAGATTGTTACTGTAGGTAACACTGACTATACTGGTAATGTTGGAGCAGCAAGAAGCGTTCCTGGAGAAATATTTACAGCAACAGCTACAGCACCTACAGGAACAGGCACTATTGTTGCAACTTCAAACGGAGGCACAATAGCGATTGTGGGTAGAAGTTCTGCACAAGCAAACTACATTGGAGCATTCACAACAAACGATGGTTCATCGCCTATAACGACACTAGCTTCCGGAACTGCTTCTAATCCCGATACCGATGCAGGTATTGCTAAAGATTACTGGACCTCGATCAATGCACTTAGTTACACTGACTTGGGTATGGATGCTGCCGAAGATTTATCAAGTTCAACTGCTCCGACTTATACTGGTTTGGCGTTATTCGGTAATCCAAATCCAAGAGCAGCATGGACATTTATGATTAAGCATTTGGATAATCCAGACGAAGACGCTGACGGTGACAGTGCACCAGTTAAGAAAAATTCCAGAACAAATTGGAATATATTCTGGCGTGAGAAGTTACAGTAATGCCTAATATAGTTTTCAATTATGGGGAATGGACATATTGGGAGGACTACGCTCCTCCTACTTATGTAGGCAATCAAAAGGTAACTTTTGATGGCCCGAATCGTTTGATTCTTGTAAATGAAGGCGAGACCACCCTTGATATTCAAGAGGATGTATATTCAAATTGGAAAGAGTGGATGCTTCAAAGAGACAATGCAAAGTTTCCAGAAGCATTCCTTCCTCTTGGCGGTGACCCGATCACTGACACAACGTTCGTAGGAGATACGTACTTTTTGGAGAATGGGTGGAGAATTCAGCCATGGCCTTCCGGACAGGGGTATATTTTAGATGTTATTGGAAATATTTATACTCGCGAGCCTGGACAGAATCCTGTAAATCCAACTAATAATGTATCAGTACTTCTAACACGATCTAATATTACTGAAACTGCGATCGCGGGTGGGGCCGACACAGAAAATAGACTTTTAGAAATATGGAGAATTCTAGGATTGGACTCTCTCAATCCCCAGTCTATAAGAGACACTTCGATTACTGTAGGAAATATTACTTTAACTATTGAAAATAACGAAGTTCAACAACTTACTACGGTAACAAGGTCATGAGCTTTCAGAGAAGGTTATCTCTAGCTACCAGAGGCTACAGAGGTACTTTTATTGAAAATGTCTATGTAAACGAGGAGTTTTTTATTAAAGAAGATTTTGAAACAGTAGATATCAACTTTACAACTCCTTTAGCCGTATTAGAGGATGTTTCTGTAAATGTTGATTCTGTATTGGATATAGGATTTGACATAGGTATAGAGCATGTAGGAATAGATGTTGCTATAGATGAGCTTCAAACAGATATAGATAGTTGTTAAAAAAAGGGGCCGAAGCCCCTTTTTATTACTTAAAAATATCTTGCCAATTACCTGTAGTACTCGCTCTAGCATATTCTGTAGAACGGTTTTCGAAAAAGTTCGTGTGCTCTACAGCGTTTACCATATAGTCTAGCCAAGGAAGAGGGTTGTTTTCTGAATTGAAAATCTTCTTCATCCCTAACCCCAAGAGTCTTTTATCAGCAATATACCTAATATATGCCTTTACTTCTTCTGCCGATAGGTCTTCTACTTCGGTAGCTCCAAAAGCAACATCAATAAACGCATCTTCTAGCTCCACTACTCTTTCAGCAGCACAATAAATTTCATACTTTAACTCGTCGTTCCATATCTCAGGGTTCTCCTGAACATATGTTCTGAAAAGTTTTGACATTCCTTCTACATGTAAACTCTCATCTCGAATTGACCAGGTAACAATCTGCCCCATATTCTTCATAAGATTATGGCGAGGAAAATTCAATAAAATCGCAAAGCTACTAAATAACTGTACTCCTTCTGTGAAACCACTATATACTGCTATAGTTTTAGCAATATCTTTCTTGCTATCCATATTAAAGTTAGTTAAATATTCATGCTTATCAGACATTTCTTGAACTTTCATAAACATTTGATACTCTTCTTCGGGAAACCCTAGAGTTTCTAGGAGAGTAGAATATGCGTCTTGATGAACGGCTTCCATCGCTGCAAAAGCAGACAACATCATTCGTACTTCAGGAGCTTTAAACGTAGGTAGATAATGCTTCGCATACCCACAACAAACGTCTACATCACTCTGCGTGAAAAAACGAAAGATATGTCCAAGTAAACGCTTACTACTATCATCAAGAGAACGATAATCTTTAAGGTCGTCTGCCATCGGAACTTCCTCCGGCATCCAATGGAGGTGCTGTTGTGTTTTGTACGCCTCATACGCCCAGTTATACTGAAACGGTTTGTAATAATTTCTTTCATCTGTAACCATAAATTACCCCTCACAAGCTAGACAAGAATCTTCGTTGTCAAATATAAAATCTCTTAGTTTTTCGTCTGAAACTACTTCCGCACGTTTGTAGGCTTCACTTCTCGCATAGTATAAAGTCTTCATACCACGACGCCAAGCAATCATATGCACATTGTGTAGTTCCTGTTTACTCACATCTGCTGGAAAAAATAAATTTACAGACTGTGACTGACAAACATGTTGTTGTCGATCTGCTGCAAACTCTACAACCCAGCGCTGGTCAATTTCCACTGCTGTTTTAAATACATCCTTTGTCCAAGTATCTAAAAAGTCTAGGTGCTGTACACTTCCTCCATGGGTCATAATATCTTTCCACACTTCTTCCGTGTTCATGTCAATCTCGTCCAGAGCATGTTCGAGATACTCATTCTTTAGAAGACTTGTACCAGACTTTGTTTTTTGAGTAAAAGCATTTGCACGGTAAGGCTCTATGCTTGGACTCGTATTTCCACAAATAATGCTACTGCTAGCATTCGGGGCGATAGCTAGAAGATGAGCATTACGAATTCCGTAACCGACTCCATCAGGACACTCCCCTTTCTCAACCGCTAATTTCTTACTTGCTTCGAGGGCTGAAGACTTTATATGTGAGAAAGCTCTCATATTAAAACTCTTCGCCATTGCGCTCTCAAACGCAATATTATGCCTCTGAAGGTAAGCGTGAAACCCCATGGCTCCAAGACCGATTGATCGCTCTCTCATCGCACTATAGCTAGCTTTCTCGAGAGAAGAAGGTGCGTGTTGAATAAAAAATTCAAGTACATTATCTAACATACGAACTAGATCAGGAATGAATTCAGGAACATTTTTCCAGCTTTCATACTCTTCTAAGTTTACACTAGAAAGACAACATACTGCGGTTCTGTCTTTATTTGTGGGCAGGGTAATTTCTGAACAAAGGTTTGAGTGATGTACTTTTAGCCCTAAGTTTCTTTGATATTCGGGTAAATCGTTATTTACTGCGTCCTCAAACATAATGTAAGGTTCGCCAGTTTCCACGCGGTTCTGAATGAGTTTTACCCACAAAGCTTTCGCAGGAACAGTTTTAGTAATTTCACCGCTATGAGGGTCTATCAAATTCCAGCTATCATCAAATCCTGGTTCTTCTGTCGCTTGCGCGATAAGTTTCATAAACTTGTCAGGAATGACCACAGCATGATGAAGATTGGTAGACTTTCTATTGATATCGCCGCCAGTAGGCTTGCGTACATCGAGAAACTCTTCGATTTCGGGATGAGAAATGTGTAAATAAGCCGCATATGAACCTCTTCTAGTTACTCCTTGTGAAAAAGCGAGCATTTCAGCGTCAACTACCTTCATAAAAGGAATTACACCTGTGCTCTCGCTTCCGTTACTTGTGCGGGAGCCCACAGAGCGAATATCGCTCCAGCTTCCGCCTACCCCGCCACCGACAGAGGAAAGAAACGCATTCTCTGTGTAATGCCCTGTTAGTCCTTCCCTGCTATCTTCAACATAGTTGAGAAAGCAAGAAATAGGCAACCCCCGCGTAGTTCCTCCATTCGAAAGAATTGGAGTAGAAAACATAAACCACAAATTGCTTGCGTAATCATACAGACGTTGTGCATGAGCTTCATCATCTGCGAAGGCTTTCGCCGCACGTGCGAAAGCATCCTGAGGCGACTTCTCCCCCTCTATCAAATATCTGTCTTCTAGAGTTTGAATGCCAAACGCCGATAGAAGACGATCTCTTCCATAATCAATTACCATTAATAAATTCCCCTACTTTCTCGTCTATTTCTTTTAGACTATGCCCTGGATACTCTATTGCATCACCACAATAAGTGATAAGATCCATCATTTTATAGTTTTGTAAAATTAAATCCCCGCTTTCGTTAAGCGCTTGAATATATTTGTATTTTCCTTCTATAGGTATAGCATCATATATATCAAAAGCACTGCCAAACTGTTCCATTAAGTCTGTAGCTCTTTTTGGCCCTATACCAGGTATTCCATCTATATTGTCTCCTTTGTCTCCAGTTAGTACTTTGAAGCTAATATATTCTTCTCTAGGGAAACTAAAAAATTCTCCCCAATTAAATACCGTGGTTTCTTTTCGAGTAACTGTAGAGAATCTCGATACGTTTTCATTAACAAGTAAGTCCCAGTCACGGTCGCTTGAAATGAGCCATATATCTTCTATCCCGTACTTTTCTCTATTTTTAACAACGTAGGCAGCAATATCATCTGCCTCAACTCCCTGGTATCGAAGAACTAGAAACTTTTCTGAGAGAGTAATAAGTGTTCTCTCATATTCCTCAAAGAAAAGTTTTATTTCTTCTTTCTCTTTTTCAGTTTGGTCTTTATATCTTTCTTTTCTATTTTCTTTGTACTGAGGACATTCATCTTTTCTATACTTACTATTTCCCCAGTCTGCGGCAATAATAATATTACTGCATTCGTAAGATTGAGCCAAACTCTCTACTGTTCGTAGATAATCGAACTCAAAGTCTAATTTTCCCTGATGTTTCCATCTAAAAGCAATATTCATAGCATCTACTATAAGAACATTGTTATTTTTTTCCATAATTTGATTTTTAAAACTAACCACCAATAAACTCCACTTCTTCTTGTTCTAACCATTCTTCCGCTAGCATAACATAGCAATCTAGCCAAGACACTTGCATATATCTCGTATTTTTGGGCATTATTGAAGTCGCTACAAATACTTTCGATCTCGAATACTTAAAAAATAAAAGAGGTTTTTGATTTTTAAATCCCGCTTGTCTTACGATTTTCTCCCACCACTGTAAGAAATGGTTAGTTTTATTTGTAAATACTTTATCTGTAAAGGGAGATTTTTCATAGTTTTTTACTTCTATACAAAACAAATTCTTTTCGTCAGGAACATATAAGTCTCCTTTAAGGTAAGAAAGAGCCCCCGAACTGGGGACTCTCTCAAACTGTAGGCCACTGGCATCTCGAAGCATATCTCTTACAAGATATTCCCCTCTTGCTCCTTTTGCTCTTGAATCTACCATTATGCTACCAACCTACTTATATTGCCTGATTTTTGAACTTCCACTTTTTCTAGTAATGGATGTGACCACCCATGATTTACTAGGTAGGTGTTCAAGTCTTCTTCTAATAGAACTTCTACGAGTTTCTCTTTTCCTACTTCGTCTAAAACTGTCATAACTTCGTCCAGAAATAATACATTGATACGACTCGAAGAAAGACTACTCATCAACTTACGAATTGCAAGAAGAGTAGCAGTATTTACTCTCGCTAGTTCCCCGCTAGAAAGTGCAAGAATATCAATTATATTTCCATTATCTGTAATTTCTACGTTTAACTTATCGTTATTTACGGCGAAATTCAGAGTAAAACGACCGTCTGAAAGTTCTGCGAGGTATTCACTCGTTAATTCTTCCAGTTCTTTCACAAGATTTTCGATCTTGT